GTTTTGAGTTTTTGGTCTAATCGACAAACTATTGCCAATTTCAACCGCCTTCACAAGGGCTTTTACAGGGTTTACCTTAACCAATTCTACAAGTTCAGCAGCTTTTGCCGGATTAGCACCTAAGTGCGCCATAATTAAATGGGATTTCTCCGTGTTAGCCATGATAACTTTAGATAAATCATTACCTAAAACATCGATAGCTTTATCCTCAAGCTCTTCGTAATTCTTCATTTTCAGAGAGTTTGCGCGATCATAATGCTCGCCTAAGCTCTCCTCTAATTTAGCATCTTGATTGACTTGAGTAGTTTGAGTTTGACTTTGCTTTACGAGTTGCGCGACCTGCTCTTGAGCAGCTTTTGCAATTCGTTCGCCGTCATACTTATCTAGTGCTACCGTATACTCTGCTGTTGTTTCAAAGTCATCTTCATCGGGTCGAGTTGCAGGGGAATCAGCTTGGGCTTGTAGCCTCAAAAGCTTGTTTTCTTCCTCTAACATCTCTGCTCGACGAGTTGCTTCGTCAGCGTGTGTGTTGGCAGCATCTACTTTGCCGTTTAACTTGTCTATTCGTTTCTTAAACCCGTTTGGTCTTTGTGATTTAGAGGCTGGCTTTTCCTCCCCTTCAACGACAATTTCTACCTCTTCCTCAACATCTTCGGCCGGAGCAACTACTGTTTCCCCGTCCATTTCTTCCGCTGTTAATTCTGTAGTAATAATCTCGTCTTCGGTTTCTATCGCCTGTTCGCTCATGTTGTTTCCTCATCATGGTATTGAGTATTTTACCGTGGATAACGCCACGTACGTATTAGGCAAGCTATGCCTGAATTATTGTAGAGTCCGCACATCTGATGGTCCTACTTGTATTTCAGAGAATCGTTTTAATATCTGTTCAGATCTCTTTATACCGATGTCTGTTACTATTTCTGCTGTTTCAGCCTTGGTCTTCTCGGCTGTTGCTAAATCTTTCTGTGCGCTTGCAATCTTGCCAACACTAGCGGCTTCTAAGTTCTTAGCCTCTGCCAGCTGTTGAGCGGTTGCAGCTTCGACTAGCTTATCATTTGGATCTATTTGTCCTTGTGCTTGCGCTACAATTTGCTCCTCTTCTGGAGTTTCAGGTTTAATTGTACCACTCTGCAACATTAATTTCCTATTTAAGCCCTTAACACCTTCAAGTCCTGTGCCTTCAATATTTTCTATCCATGCACCAACCAAAGCAGGTTGTAGTGCGCTGTTCTCTCCGACCTTCTCAATAACTCTTTCAAGCGAGCCAATCGTTGCCGCTTTCTGTGATTCATACTGCGGACCTAACTCAATATCAACACTGAAACGGCCTTTTGAAACATCATTAATTGTTATCGGGTTTCCAGTTTGAGGGTCTAACGAGTTCATATTTATTTGTTCATGTCTTATTGTGCCGTTAAGCCCTAAAACTTTCTTCATTTGGCTGCGGGTGTAAATATCTCCACTGATAGATTCCCAGACTTTGCCAGAATGTTTAATTGATTGATGGATATTATCTGTAATTATTTGAGTGTTTAAATCTTCTCGACTCTTTAGCGCGTCAATCGCTTTGCCTGATGCGTCTGGATTAATAGCGTCCTGTGGCGCGTTGCCTGTTTCTCTTTGAACGAAGTTAGATACTATATCCACTACGCCTAATGTGTTTGGGTCAACCTGATTAGTTGGTAATGTTGGGATGCCAGCAAAAGGCACAGGTCTACCGTCTGCGTCTAATTGTGGGTCAATATATAAAAACGCTTTATCACTCTTATCAGCCCACGCGTTCTTAACATCATCACTCTTTATTTGGTCACGAGTAAAAATAGGCAGAGAGCTACCTGAAACGCTTGAGTCCTCGGTCATTCTTGAAACGCTAGTATTTAACACACGATTAGCGTCTTTTAACTTACGAACAAGCCCTCTGAAATTCTCAACATTAGAAACGTAAGTTCTTACGCCGTACATCGGGATGATAGGCAACCACTTACCGGGGATGCGCTTAGGCTTTTCTAAGAAATCATCCCCGTTAAAAATAGACTTCCATACTGTACGACGTTTCATTGTTCTTTTACGGACAAACTCCCAGCCTAATGCTTCTAGCTCAGGCTTAAGGGTTTCCATTTCTTTTTCAGGATATGCTTTGATTTGATTGGCTTCGACATTCTGCCAAACCTGAACCTTTTCTTTAATAACTTTTATTTCGTATCTTTCTGCAACATAAATAACTTCGCGCGTAGACCAATTAAAGCTAAGCGAGTTTTCTGGTGAATATGCGCTTACAGGTCTTGCGTCTGGCCATTGGTCTTTAAATGATTCTGGGCTGTGGCCAGTTAGAACCGTGACCCGTTTAGCGTCTGCCTTATCTGCTCTTGTTGCAGTCTCGTCAAACATAACATGGTCATAAGCATTGATGATCGGAGTCCATACCGTTTCTTGGTCTTCGTTTTCTGGATCTTCCTCATCAACAAACCGAGTGGATATTTTAAATGCGCCCATACCACAAACAGCCGTTTCATAGATTGAAGTGTCTTGTGCTATTTGCCCATCATTGTCTTTAAAGTCAGACCGATAAATACCATTTAATAAGTTAGCGTCATCTGGGCTAGTATTTGCGTCATCGGGAGTAAATACAACATTAGCACGGTTTAAATTCCGCTCTCCTATGTATCTCATTACGTAGGGGCTTGTTATATCAAATTCTAGTTTTACTCTATTATCGGAGTAGGAATCACTCAGGAAGTCTTCCCACATTCCGCCATCAACACCGATAAAGCGCATGTCTTCATTAGCAGCTAATCGGGTATAACGGATAGCATCGTAGTCTTTCGCCACATCATTCTTGTATTTGTCTAAATCACTCATCTAAAGCCTACTCGTTGAGGTATGGTAATTTCTTCGTAGTTTTGAACGGGTCTAGCGATACCGGGGAATAGTTCTGTGAAAGCCCATACAAACCAATCTAGTCTATTTGGAGATCGTGCGCCGGTGTAACCTGTAGTAGTACACGCCAATAACTCATCTTCTAGGTCGCTGAAATCGCCTATTAGTTTAATCTTGCCTGTTTCATGCAGTGCGCTGATAGGTTCTGCTCTCACTGTTTTGCCTCTTGATGCGCTTACAGACTTATATGATACATTAGGATTGGCTGTTTTAACAACAAATTCGACCATAGCGCCGCCGTAGTTCGTTTCTGCCACGATTCTGTCTGCGTTATGTCTCTCGTATGCGCTTGCGGCAATAGCTCCCCATTTAGCAGGACCAGCCTTCACAGTTAAATCCTCAAAGACGTAACCAATACCATCTGAACCAATACCCGCCACGCCGATACCAATAGCGTCATTATTCGCGTTTTCGTCATCACTTGCGCCAGATGGATCAACAGCAACCACGACACGAACCATTGTCACGCCATTAGGTAGCCCATCAACACGAGACCCTTCGATAATATCCGTTGTCCATAATGCGTTTTCAGTGTTATCCCCAAACTTACCATCGTAAAACCGATCTCTTTGTCGCTTAGGTAAGTCTTGTAATTTTTGAAGGTATGATTCCGATAGATTTTCCGCGTTGTCTTTTGGATTCATCAACATACAAGCGTAAGCGTCTGGATTCTTTAGCGGCCTATTTGTATCGGGGTCTTTTTTATCAATGAATAACTTATATGTCCAATGACCCTTGCTTGGTGGGTTTTCATCAAAATACATTTTCTGTCTTAATTCGTGCGTTTGCCCGTTTCGTTCGTAAGTACACACTTGAGCTAATCGAGTGATTAATATTAGATAACCTTGGTACGCTATTTGTGAACACTCGTTAAGGAATATTGATGCGTACTCATTGCCGAGTATCTTTTCTACGCGGTCTTTATCGTCCAATCCGCCAAACCATACTTGAGATCCGTTATCGAATTGAATAAACCAGTCTGTCTTGTCTAGGTGATAAGTTATATCTGGAAAGCATAAGGACATCATTTTGGGGAAGGTGTCGTGTATTACTGAGGTTTTAACGTGGTTAAATCTAAAGCGAAGGACAACGTGCCGTGATTTCTCAACAGCCAACGCTCTCCATGCAATCGTTCTTAAGGTTGTGAATGTCTTAGTTGAGCGTGACCCACCGTACAATAATAAATAATCAGCATCAGAGCCAAGCATTTTAATAGCTTCTTTCTGTTTGTCGGTTAATTTAAAGGGTGTCTGCGTCATCATCAGGCATTTGAATAGTAACGTGGGAGGTGGTGTCTACTTCTGTCTTGTCTTTCCACTTAAAGTTATTCTTAAGGCTGAATATTGAACCTGTTACCGCTGTTCCTGATAGGCTTTGATCTAATGACACCTCTACTCTTTGCTTCGCTCGCTTTACAGTAGCAGAAAAGTCA